CCTCAGTTCACACATCACTGACTCATGCGTAAGATCGAACGGGAAATGAACGCTGCCATTTCTAACAACCTGAACTGGCAGAAAGACAACACTTCTGTTACTTACGACCCCGAAACTAACGAGTCTATTGTTCGTCTCTATGGCAACACTATTGCTGTTGTAGGTGATGACTTCGTTCAAATCTTTGATGGTGGGTATCAGTCTGCCACCACTAAGTCCCGTCTGAATGCTATTCTTTCGGAGCACGGAATCAAGGGTGAATGTGTATTCCAAAGGAACTTCAATTGGTTCGTTCATAAGTTCATCGGACAGGCAGGAACTTCTCCTGTTTACAATGAATACGAATTCCAAGATGGGTTCATGTTTGCATAAAGAATCAGGGGACGATTAAGTCCCCTTTTTTTATACTTAAGTCGGTTGAAAAGTCGGCTGCCTCAGTGACGACCTTTTTCGTCATCAGGGCGACCCTGCCCCTCCCTCCGTTGTCCCCTTAGTATAAGACCCAGCAGGACCCCAGACAGCCGATCCTGGACACCTTGCACACTGTCCACCAAACCCCCCAAAGCACCCCCCGATGCGTCATACTACTCTCATGCAAAACAAACACATCGAACACCCCGAAGACACCATCCTGACGGGTGACCTCAACGCTCTGGATTGGTTTGAGGCAGCAGGCACTCTCAGCGTTAAGATTGACGGTGCTCCTGCTATTGTATGGGGAACCAATCCTGCTACGGGTAATTTCTTCGTGGGGACCAAAAGTGTCTTCAACAAAGTAAAGATTAAGATCAACGAATCTCATGCGGACATTGATGCAAACCACACGGGTGAAGTTGCAAAGATTCTTCACGCTTGTCTTGATTGGTTACCTCTTACAGATGACATTTATCAAGGTGACTTCATCGGATTCGGTGGACAGTCAGAATACACTCCGAACACAATCACCTATCAGTTCGGTGAAGTAATTCATGAGGAAATCATCATTGCTCCACATACCCGTTATGAGGCAAATGATGACCTCCGTGATAGTTGGGCAATCCCTCTGACTGTTAACCTGGAGGACGGACATAACTGCAAATTCGTTAAACCCAAAGCACGTATCTTCACTGGTGATTATACTAAGTGTGCTGGGTCGTTTGGTGACCTTACTGAGGTGATTCAGTTCGCTAAAGTAATGGCACAGAATGTGACCTTTGTTGATGAGAAGAAAGCAAAGCAGATTAAGCAGGAACTGAATAAGTGTATCCGCGAAGGTGTGGAGATTGATGATAATGCATTTGACTGTGATTACACTCTGATTGCTTACTGGAAACTCATCAAATCTATCAAAGATGATGCACTCTACCTTTGCCGCAATGATGGTCCTGCTGCTTACATTGGACATGATCGAATTGACTCCGAAGGTTATGTCTACAGTAATGAGTTTGGTACAATGAAACTGGTCAATCGTAAGCAGTTCAGTTATGCTAACTTCAACAACGCTAAATTTAACAAAGAGGTGTGCCAGTGAGCGCACTGTCCACCCACTCCCCGATTGCGGCAGATCTGCCCCCTATAATGGTTTCAGTTCAGACGACCCCCGATGACCTACGCCGTTCAACCCGCTGCCTGGACATCCTTCGATCCCTACGGTTGCGACTGGGCGACCGACATCAACCACGCCTACCGCTTGGGGCAACTCTGGGGGGAGACCTGCATGATCTGGATGTGCCCTGAGAAGGGAGAACCCGTCCGCTGGTGTCGTGCTGATGCCAACACCAACGCCATTGCTGACCTGGTGTTCGGGGTCGGTCGCTGACCCCTGACCTGCTACAATACTCACAACCACAAACGACCAATGCGCTACCCCATCAACTGCAACGACTCCCAAAGCGTCTGGACTCTCCGCCTGAACCCCATCACGGGGACTGCACGGGTCCGCTGGTTCAACTCCCCTCTCACCGAATACCGCCACACTCACGTCTCACGTCGTGCCATTCTGGGTATGCTCTGGTATTCTGGCAAAACCAGCAAAGGGGGATGGGTGAACCGCCACTGCCTGGAGAAGTCCGACTCTAAGCGTCTGGACTGGCGCCCCACTCTGGAGAAGATGGCACTCCGCGAACTGTCCACCGCCCAACCGATGGGACGCTTCTCCACCCTATAATGACCTCAGTTCAAACGACACCGATGAGCACCGCAACCGACACCACCTTCAACGGTTGGGCAAACTGGGAGACCTGGAACGTTTCCCTCTGGATTCAGAATGATGAGGGACTCTATCAGGAAGCACGTCGCCTTGCCCGTCGTGGTCGCTCCTATCAGGACCTGGTGATGATGCTGCAGGAATGCGGCAGCAAAGAGACCCCTGACGGTTGCCGCTGGGATGACCCCGCGATTGACGGACTGGAAATCAATGAAATGATGGAGGACCTCTGAGGGTCCTCCCCCTCCATCTGCTACAATACTCTCACCCGCAACGGACTCATGTTTAAGGTCATCTGCATCGCTGCCCTCGCTGCTCTCTTCTGGACTTCCACCCCTGCCCGTGAGGCAACCGCTGATGTCCTGGAATCTGCAGCAGAAACGATCCGACCCAAACGCGAACGGGGCGTGACCCTCCGCTGGTGACCTCCTCCCCTCTCAAAGCAAACCAAACCAACATCCTACCATGACCCGCGACCTGATGACCTCCCTGCTCAACCGTGCTGCTAACGGTGACCAACTGCTGAGCATCCTGGACACGATCGTAGAAGACGTGACCGCTGAGAACATCGCTGACGCTGCTGCCCACTATCAAGCGATCAGTGCTCCGACCTCCGACCCCATCGCCTTCTGATCTGCTACAATACTCTCAAGTCAACCGACCTCCCCGACTCATGACCGCAACCGAACTCAACGCAGCAATCGCTCAGGGTAAGTTCAAAGTCACCCGCCTCCCCTCTAAGGCACCGCGTCGCTCTGACCTCATTATGACTCAGACCAAAGGGAACCGCTGTCGGACCAACCGCAGCAGCGGGACCAACTACGTTAAGCAGGCAGCGTAGTCATGCGTTCGTGAATCAGCAGTCCCCGCCGTCCCCCCTTTGGGGGCGGTCCCCGCCGTGTTGCGGTTATAAGCCCCCCCCGTTATAAAAACCCCTAACTACCCTAATCTATAAAGTGTTACGAAAGACATCTATATAATCCTCTCATTATAAAAATTTTTTTCGCTATATAAAATCAATGGAAAGATTTGAAGGAATGCAAAAAAATCCCGGAGAAAATATTACGACCGTAGAAGTCGATCCAATAACTGGTGAGTATTATGTAACGATTCCCGAATGGATTCTGAATGACTTTGGATGGTATGAAGGCACCACAGTTAACATGGAAGTTGAAGGAGATTGTATCGTGATCACCGAAGTCAAGGAAGATTGATGCTCAAGAGCACAGCGATTGACTTCACATAGATAATACTGTATGATACTGAAGTAATTACACTCTATTATGGCTAAAGGATTTACTGTAAAAGCAAAGACTCCGACACCATCACAATCCGAAGAAGAATGGGATTATGGTAAGGCAAGAGAAATGATCAAAGGGAAGGCAATTGTATTCTGTCTTCCTGGAAGAGGAGTTTCATATACCTATCTGAAGAACTTTGTTCAACTTTGTTTTGATCTTGTGCAAGCAGGAGCAAGCATCCAGATCTCGCAGGACTATTCATCAATGGTCAATTTTGCAAGATGCAAATGTCTTGGTGCGAATGTGCTGCGTGGACCCGATCAGATTCCTTGGGATGGCAAACTAAAATATGATTATCAACTGTGGATTGATAGTGATATTGTTTTCAATACTGAGAAATTCTATCAGTTGGTTCTGATGGACAAGGACATTGCAAGTGGATGGTACTGCACCGAAGATGGTCGCACGACCTCTGTTGCACACTGGTTAGAGGAAGATGACTTCAAGAACAATGGTGGAGTCATGAATCACGAAACTCTTGATAGCATCTCAAAGCGTCGTAAACCATTTACCGTTGACTATGCAGGATTTGGATGGTTGATGATTAAGCACGGAGTCTTTGAGCATCCAGAGATGAAGTATCCTTGGTTTGCTCCGAAGATGCAAGTTTTTGATTCTGGTGCAGTACAGGACATGTGTGGAGAAGATGTATCATTCTGTCTCGATGCAATTGCAGCAGGTTTTGAGATCTGGTGCGATCCTCGTATCAGAGTCGGTCACGAAAAGACAAGAGTGATTTGAGATGGCTGACGAATCTTACAACATTTACCATAAAGGAAGTAAGATTTACAGTGACTTGACAAGAGAAGAATATTTCGATATTATGGAGGACCTGTCCCAAGAGTTTTATGAGACAGGTGCTCCAAGACCTGAAGATCTTACAACCAAAATTACTAAGGAGAACTGATTATGGCTATGCGTAAAGGTGGCGGTTATGTGGAAGGCGCACCGAAGAAAACTCGTCAAGGAGCGGGTATGAATACCAAGTATGCAGCGTCTTCTCGCAATAAAGCGAAGAAAAAGTATCGCGGACAAGGTAAGGGTTAAATAAGACAGTCAGTAAAGTCTTATGAGTTGTTTAATCACCAACCTACCATCTGTTGAAGTATGGGTTCGTAAAGAATATCTAACAGATCATCAAAGTGGACACGGTGAATTTGTAAAGGGCGTTTGGGTTTCGGCAAAGTCGATTCCTGGACGCGCTTTTTATTTTGAGACATACTTACCAGAATATGCTGCAATGTATGACAAATTACCCATCAGTGCGTTTGTCTCGTCACCAAAGACACCAGATCCTGATATGGATCTTCCGAATTTACAGTTTTGGAACTGTATGGACTATGGTGTGGTGAGTATTGATAAAAAATTCATCGGTAGTATGGACTTTGAGTGTTATACACGCGACTTTGGTATTCAAAAAGGTTGTTATGTCTGCACCATTGACAACTATCACCGTGATCCAGACATGGTTGATTGGGCAACGAGTGAAAATCCTGCAGAACATAAGTCTCACAACCTTATTGAACTGAATAATGGACAATATGCACTTTATCCGAACAACAGATTACGCATTTTTGACAATAGTTTAACTCCTGTCGAACCAAAAATGCCCGACTTTAAGGTTTCAACTCAATATTATCAGGTTGAGAATGGTTTTGAACGTCTGGGAATGGGTCGTGAGGATGAATATTTTTGGAAAACTGCTCAGGAACGTGAAAATAAATAGCACTAAGGGATAGCAACCCCTCTAAAAGTTCTGTTTTTAACAAAAACAGGAGCTAAAATGGGAAATTCACCTGTAGATAGGAACGCTGAATACATGAGAGAGATGTGGGGAACCACAAAACTCATTTCAGACTATGGATCAATACAAGAAAAACCAAAAAGAGTGCTTACAGAAGTGATGCACGACCTTGCACCTCATCATGATCTTAAAAAACAGACAGAATTGCACGAAAAAATTCGTAATGATGAAGATTATGATGACTGGGAATACGGAACAGAGCCAAATTATGGTAATCCATGGAAGTAAATATAAATAAAATCAAGAAAACTCTAGTCTAATGGCAGAACAAAGGATATCCAAATCGTTTAAAGACATTAGTTTATCCTTTGTCCCTCATCCAGTGACAAAGGATTTGCAAATCTTAAAAAATGAGAATGCTATTCGCAGATCTGTAAGGAATGTTGTAGAAACCATCCCTACAGAAAGATTTTTTAATCCTTTATTTGGTTCTGATGTTAGAGGTAGTCTGTTTGATTTTGTTGACTTTGGTACTGCATCAGTAATTCAGAGACAAATTTCAATTGCAATAGAAAATTTTGAACCAAGAGTTAATAATGTAATTGTTGAGGTAACTCCACAACCAGATCAAAATGCATTTGAAGTGATTGTTGGATATAATATTATTGGACAAGAGTTTCCGTCACAAGAATATACATTCCTCTTAGAGGCAACAAGATAAAAAATGCCTTTTACTAAATTTACCAATCTAGACTTTGACCAGATAAAGACCTCGATCAAAGATTATCTTCGTGCTAATTCAACATTTAGCGACTTTGATTTTGAGGGGTCCAACTTTTCAATATTAATTGATACCCTTGCATACAACACATACATTACTGCATTTAACAGTAATATGATTGTTAATGAGTCTTTCTTGGACTCGGCAACTCTTCGTGAAAACGTTGTATCTCTGGCAAAAAATATTGGTTATGTACCACGCTCTAGAACAGCAGCAAAGGCAACTATATCGTTCTCTGTGACCACTACAGAGAGTGTTCCTACTCTTACCCTTAAGAGTGGTTTAGTGTGCGTTGGAGAAGCAAATGACACATCCTACACGTTCTCAATACCAGAAGATATAACCGCTAATGTTGTTAATGGTGTAGCCCAATTTAATGAGATAGATGTATATCAAGGCACTTACTTAACAAAATCATTTACATATGATGGATCTTTAGATCAAAGATTTATTCTGAACAATCCATATATTGATACTTCCACACTAAGAGTATATGTTAAGAAAACATCTGAAAGTGGACTTGGAAT